TTTTTCTTTAAAGCTTTGACTTTCCGTCTTGTATTGTGTCCTCTAAACAAAGCTTGTATTTTGGTAGCAGCTCTACTTTTTTTACCTTTAGTAACCAACGATAACGGTGTCGTGTTAAATGTAGCCATTAGTTCTTTTGGCGCATTAAATGTAGATAGTCTTTTAGAAAAATTTGGCGGTGATGGCATTTATAATAATATAAACTATTATAAAATATTTTTTAATATTATTTAAAGAAAAAATATTATAAAATATTTTTTAATATTATTTAAAGAAAAAATATTATTATACTAAATACAATTTAAAGAAATAATATTTTTATATTATTAAAAAATGCTAAATATAAAACACAAAATATAAAATTTGATTATGATTTTATTGTTATATTTTATAAAATAATAAAATCATATACTTTCCTCATTACTTCCTCATAAAACTTATTTTCAATAAATTGACTAGTATTAGTCTCTTCATTACCATTAATAACCAACACTAACCCTTCTTCAGTTTTTAATGGATTATTTAACCACACATCATGATAATGATGACAATCTTTTAAATATTGAATTGGAATACTTTCTCCTTGTCGGGCACGAGTCTTTACGCGCAAATCACAAATCTCAGGACAGGTTCTAATATAAATTATTTTCAAATCTTTAAAAATAGTTGAAAACTCATTAAACATTTTTAAATAAATTTGATATTCAATAAGATTCATTTTTTTAGAATCATATAGACTTTTTGCAAATACAAATTTGTCTGTATAAATAGAGCGCTCACTAATAATAATGTCGTAATCTTCTTTTAGCGCTTCCATCAATAAAGACATACGACTAGTATATGCCATTATTTGAAACGCAAAACTATAGCGCTCATTATTTTCATAAAAGTGCGTAATAATACTTTTTCCATTATCATCGCATATTGATTCCCAAATAGAAACTGGTTCTTGTAAAAAGCAGATTTTACAAGTATTGCCTTTTGAGGCGCAATAATTAGCAAGGTTTTTTTCCAAATAACGCATAATACTTGACTTTCCAGAACCAATATTTCCATCAAGAGAGATAATAAGCGGGCTCATAGTGTGTACTATTATTTAGAATAAGCTAGAATAAACTAGTATAAACTAGAATAAACTAGTATAAACTAGTATAAATAGTTTTCAATTTTATTTATATAAAAACAACAGCGTTTTCTATATTAATTAACTGTAAGTATGAGATTATTTAGTAATAAAATTCTTAAAGAGAAAATTGTTGTTTTTACAAATATTAATTTGGCATTATTTGCATTATGTTATTTTAAACCAACTACACATTACATTAACTATGATTTTTTATATGGTATAAGTTATTGCTGGAATTACTTGATTTTCTTTACATTTAATGGTGCTTATTTTATAGATAAAACTTGCTTCACACGGATGGCAATTAGAAAAAAGTTGTCATTATTGACTTTTCATAGTGGAAACTTTATTTTACATTGGACTCCTTTTATATATGTAAACATATATTTACCTAACAATGTGACTTATATTCATTCGTGTTTAGGATGTTTTACCAATCTAGCATGGTGTTATTATGTAACATATGGTACATTTGATATTGACTATGTTTATGTTTCAATGAAAAAAGAAAAACAACTAATATTATATAGTATTAATATATGTTCTATATTATATGCTCCGCTTGCGTATAATATTAATAGCTATATACAAACATGTCTATAAATAATATAAAGAAATAATATAAAGAAATAATATAAAGAAATAATATAAAGAAATAATATAAAGACAAAACACTATATAATAGTAATAGACTAACTATCTATTCATTTTTAAGCATTGGTGCCCGAGCGGTCTAAGGGGTGCGACTCAAGTTCGTATGGCTTCGGCCTCGTGGGTTCGAACCCCACCCAATGCAAACACTAATTTTTTCATAAAATAGCATGTAACTATTTTATAAAAAAATGGACTATTTATTGTTCTCTATTGTTCTCTTTTAACATTTACTGTTTTTAAAAGAAAGCCGGTCTTACACTTGATTGACGCCTTAAAGGCGGTGGCTCAGTAAAACGGCTAGTTGGTGGTGGTGTGGTTGGTTGATACGATTGGCTGCGTTCTACTTGTGTAAAATCTGTTTTAGCACAACTCCTTTGTCTATTTACAGCATTACCAAGAGACCTATATACTGCTTCACATTCTTCCTTTGTTTCATTATAGTTAATAGCATGGCCTTCTTCAATACCAATTTTAGATGCTTCTAAGATTGCGTCTTGATTTGCACCCAAATACACTAGCTCAATGTTATATGATTCTTGTGCGCTAGTAATGAGTTTTTTTAACGTTTGTGCGTTAAATTTTGTACTACAATTTTCGCAACCATCGGTAGCAACATAAATTAAACATTTATTATAACTTGTTGGATTGTGAAGTTTCTTTTCCATAAAATAAGTAAGACTTGTACCAATTGCATCGTACAGTGCGGTTCGTCCACGAGGAACAAACTGTCTTAGCTCAAGAGGTCTTACATCTTTAATATTTAATGACCGAATTAACAGGTGTTCTTCGTGGTCAAATAACTTAATCGACACATTTACTTGTTCGTCATGCTTTAAATCTTGTCTAATAATATTTAATGTTGAATTAACACCGCCAACAGTGTCTGCTTCTTTGCCAGACATAGAGCCCGACCTATCAATAATAGCAACAACTTCTTGAATAAATGACGCCATAATACTAGTGTTTTAATATAATTTATTATAATATTTTTAAATCAATTTTTTTTATTATATTTTGTTTTGTTTTGTTTTGTTTTGTTATTAAAACTTTACTATTTTTGTTAAATATAACCAAAAGAATATACCAACAAATGCTTTTGCTAATAAATCAAGCATATTATAGCCAATCATTTTTGTTGTTTCACTTGTCTGATAAAATACTCCGTATAAAGACCACAGTCCTAAATATAGCCAAAATATCATTTTAGATTGCTTTGTAACTTTAGAACCAGACATAAATTGTTTCCAAATCATTCCGTAAGTTAAAAAGAAAAATATAAACCCTATAAAATTTGCTAATGTTCTATTTAATAAGTTGATTTCTCCAATATATCCAAACCCCAACATTAAAAAGTTGAAAAATAGGACTAATGAAAATGGCAAAAAATGGACGTTTACTTTATTTTCGTACCCTAAAACGAGAGATAATACTAATAACATGAGCGGTGTACTTATTATCCAATCTGAATAGCGCATAGTATTTATTTTTTCTATTGGTAGTTTCAGTTCAGATTCTGGAGTAGTTAATGGACCAGTGTCTTTTTCTGCTGTTTTTTTAATTTCATTTGTTATTTGTGTTTTCTGTGTTAGTTGTGTTTTTTGTGTTATTTGTGTTTCTTGTGTTAATACACTTTTTTCTTCTGATTTATTTAACAATTCTATAAATACTCCGTAAAAATAACCAGCAATAATTGATATACAAGTTTCTAAATTCATAATATGACGAATTTGTGGAACCGGGTTTCTTAATGCTTCAACAAACGTAATTACTCCCGTAGTAATCAAAAATACATATGTAAAATAAAAACTATTTTTAACGCTAATTATTTGCATTAATACTAATATACTATAATAATATTATTTGTGTTAAATAATATTATTTGTAAATTTTGACTTATTTGTCTTTTAAAAAATTATATAATAAATTGTAGCAGCTATTTTAATTGGAATATGCTAAACCACCCATACCCGACATAATACGAAGAACGTTGTAGTTAACCGCATATACACGAACTTTGGCGGTATTTACACCCTGAACGGTCGCATTCGACAATACTAATTGGAGAGTAGCATTATCAATACGCGAGAAATTGCAGGTGCCAGATGGCTGATGCTCTTCGGGTCTTAGAGCAAACGAATATACGTTAATACCAGTGTCTGGCGCACGGGTGTGGTGCTGGAATGGCTGGACAAGGTCAAAATATGTGCCTTCACGCTCCGAAAAGCGGTCTTGGCCGTTAAGCTGTAATTTGGCAACTACAACTGGATTTTCACCCCAGCAATGCATGTCTAACGCAGTTTCAGCTAGAACGAAGGTGCCCGCATCGGATACGCCCGAG